AATAAGGCTGGCATAGTCCAAGGCAGGATTCTTGCTCTCCACTATTTCCTCATCCAGTTTTGCGATGTCATACCAAATTCTGGCCTTGGGTTTTACTGCTTTATGTTTTACTCCGTCAAGAGTAATTAGTTCAGGTACGTTCATAATTTCCTCCCATATAAAAAGTTAGGCGACCAATTAAGGCCGCCCTAAATAGTATAAATTACGCAGGCTCTACAGATGTGAACCAGCTTGTTCCCGTGGTATCTACATAATCCTTAGCCTCTGTATCGGCCTCACGTTTCCATTCCTTGTCAAACTCTCTGGCCACTGCCTCGCCGGTTATGGTGGGCGTTTGAAAGGTGACGTTCTCGCCTTTCGTGGCATTATTGTCCTGGGGATCGGAAAACCGTGTCTTAAGATATTTCTTGTAGATGATGCCACCGCTGCCCTTCTGGCTTTGAAACAAAATAGCCACATAAGGAGCCACATCCGTGGTCTTGCTTACCATCACTCCTGCCGTAACAGTGTGGCCTAACAAAGCAGCCTGGTGTTCTAACGGTAAGTCCTTTGTTTCCAAAGAGACGGTAATCTTGCCTAAGGAAGATGCAGTTTCCGCCGGGCCGTTATCGGCATAAAGGGTAGCGTTGCTGGACGCAGGCTGCACATTTATGGTCATAAGACCGGGAATACGGACTGGAGCACCATAGGTAACTCCTGTACTGTCATCCTTAGTAAGAGGCGCGTAATAAAAGTTATCGCAACCAATTTTAGACATTGTTCATTCCTCCTGTTTTTATGAATCTCATTAATTTGTAATACACGAACTTTCCGCCATCCTCGGCGTTCATATTTGTATAGCTGAGGCGTGTCCAGTTAAGCGTGAGCATAACTGTTTCCACTGCCCTTGCTAGTTCTTTAACAGAGCCGGTATCCGATAAGATGCTGACCTGCATGGTGCTTTTGGCATAGTCTTCAGCATTGTCCGAGCTTAAGGCCGGCACATTGGATATCTCGCCATAGTACACCGACGGGTAAATGCCTCCATCCGGGACACCATTGGTGAAAATACGGTCACCGACAATATTCATTACAGACGAATTGCCTTTAAGTCCTTGATACACTTCTTCGCTCGGATCATACATTGTCGGCCACCTCGCTCAATGCTTTCCTTACTTTTTCCTTTACTTCTGCTGCCTTGGCATCAGCCGCAGGATACAAGAAAGGTTTATTAACTGCCGGTGAAAACTCTACCACCAGGCCATAGGCAAATCTGTTCTTGCCCCTGGCATTAGCCTTTACATAAGCCACGGTCTTGCCCTCGCTCATCTCCACATGAATGCTGTCACGCAGTTTACCTGAGTCAACAGGCACTCTTGTTTTAGCTTCCGTGGCAATAAGCTCGGCTCCTTCTTCCAAGGCACCGCTGACTTTCGCCAGCATCTCAGGCTTTAGCTTATCTAAGAGTTCCCACACAGTTCTGTACTTAGCCATTAGACTGGATCACCTCCCGGCAGGACATCTGCAAAAAACGCCTGTTATCCAAGATTATTGGAGGCGCTGTCTGCTCAAAAGTTCTGCCATGCACATTATCCACAATAAGGTCAGTCTGCAGGATATCTACCCTGTAACGAATTGTTATCTCCGTAATTACTGAGTGAACAAGTTCATTAGATGAATTAACTGCATTGCTGCCTTTATCGTAGATGTTAGCCCAAACAATACATCTGTCGGAATACGGCACCTTTAGGATATGGCCTTCACTATCCTTGGCATTTACTTCTTTCCGGACAGTTACCCTGTCTCGAAAATCTCCCGGCTGGAATTCTTTCATTACTACCACCCAACCTTTCTGTACGGCCTTAGTAAAGTAAGCACCGCTTTCGGTACATCCTCACCATTTCGTTCCTCATAGAAATGTTCCGTCACAAGGATAATGGCTAGCCTTATGGAAGGCTCCATTGTTTCCGCTGTGACTTCCCACTTTAAAACATTATTCACATACTGCTGAGCCAAGAGGATAAGAGAGGAGATGAGGGTATCCTCCCCATCCCCGTCGACTCTTATGTACTCCTTGGCTTCAGCTACTGTCACCAAGAACTCGTCCATTTACTACCTCCTAGGCTGTCTTCATCTGAAGAATCTTAAATGCCTCAGGCAAAACTAGCTTGCCATCGACACGCTGCGTAGACATAAAACCTACTTGTCCATTCACAGCAAAGAGTTCGTTCAGTCTGTGGAAGCTTCGGCCTTGACGGTCGGCAACCCAATAGTAGCTTAAATCACCAAACCCAATTCCCTTAATGCCTGCCGCTAAAGCAGGAATATAAGAAGAAGTGTAAATAGGACGATTCAAGATAGTATCAGGTGTTTCTGCAGTCAAAGAAGGCTGCCACAGATACTGGCCATTACCATCCTTCAACTTTCTAAAAGCCTTTACCGTAGCTTCATTCATAACGAACACAGCTTTCTTTCTATAAGGGCTTCTTAAGGAATAGTAAAGGTCCATAGCTTCGTCAAAGGTGATAGCAGTTGCACTGTTAGCAGTGACGCTAACTTCCGCATTGCTAGCCGCGTCAAATATGCCAGTGGGTTTGCCGGTACCGTCTCCAATGAAGAAGGCTTCCTCTTCTTTGGTTCCGACTCTACGGCCAAATTCTTCTGCAATGTAGCTTTCCATGTTGAAAGCACCATCATTTAAGAGTTCGTCAGAAATCTTAATCATGGTACCAAGCTTAAAGGCCCCAATGGATACCTGACCAAACACCTCATTGCTTTCGGGAACGCTAGCACCTTCTTCCAGCCAGGAAGCACTGCCGTGAGAAGCCACTACAGGTATTTTTTTGTCCCCGGAAGCAGTAGTAATTACATTAGCTAATTGACGGAAGATATTATTTTCTTCCAAAGCCTTAACCAAGGTGTGCTCGAATTCATCAGGCACCAGATAACCGCCTTCGGTATCCGTGCCAATGGTCAGAGCATTTAATACGTCCTGGCTGGGGTTCTTGCTGCGCATAACTTTCCAAAATGCCTTAGCATAATTCTTGGAAGCCCTGCCAGTAGGCTCATCACCTAAGGTTACAACCTGCGGTTTTTCCACAATAGGCTTAGCTGTAGCCATAGCTAGTTCCTTATCTAAGTCTTCCTGTCTCTTAAGTCTTGCTACCTCTTTACCCATGTTTACAACATCTGCTTCCATGCGATCATAAACTTCCGCATCTTCAGCACCTAACATACCTCCCTTGCTTTTGGTATCCAAAAAGTTCTTTGCATCTTGCCATGCCTTTGCTCTTTTTTCCATCAAATCTAAAATTTTACTCATGTGTAAATCCTCCCTAAAATGTTTTTTATTATTTATATGTAAAAAGCCTTACTTTTATAAGGCTTGAGATTAATGCTCTAAGAGCTTTAATCTTTTTTCAAATAAAGAAACCGGCAACCCTTTAGGTTCCGGATTTGAATCAATAATTTTTTCAGCTTGTTTAATCTTGTTGCACAATGCTACTTCGGCAGTTTTAGTGGCAAACATAAATGCACTGTCTGCTTCCTCATTCCGGTCTTCGTTTCTTTCATACATAATCTCATCTGCAAAACCTAACTCCACGGCTTTATTGGCATTAAGCCAAGTTTCATTATCCATAAGCTTGGAAATCTTATCTCGAGCCATACTAGTCTTAAGTTCATAGGCATTAATAATGGATTCCTTGATTTCGTCAAGCATCTGAATAACTGTCTTAAACTCCTTTGCTTCACCGACTGCCATTGTAAATGGATTATGAATCATCATTACAGCTGTAGGACTCATAAGGATCTTGCCACCTGCCATGGCAATAACCGAAGCAGCACTTGCAGCCAGGCCATCAATCTTTACTGTAACGTCTCCCTTGTACTCCATAAGCATTGTGTAAATCTGTGATGCAGCAATGCAATCCCCACCGGGAGAATTAATCCAAACTGTTATATTCCCAGTTCCTTGCATTAACTCGTCTTTAAACATCCCAGGCGTTATTTCATCTCCGTACCAACTCTCGTCTGCAATAGTGCCGTTTAGTACTAATACCCTTTCCTGTATTTCTGTTCCTTCTTCATTTTTTAATGTCTTGTTTTTCCATTTCCAGAACTTTTTCATCGGTCCCCTCCTGTTTTTTTATTGCTGCTTTAATCTGGATCATGTTTCCATTAACTAAATATAAATTTCCGCCTTCATTTTCAGGTATCTGGTCTAAGTTCTCCAGTTCCCTGATATCATTGGCGCTCATCCAGCCATTCTGCCTTGCTACGGCATAGCCACTCATACGGCTCTGATAATCTCCTCTGAGCAAGCCATCTACATTGAACTTAATAAAATACTCTTTCTTTGCTTCACTGGTTAAAAGACTTCTCATCATGGCTTGTTCCCAACGCACTAGCCAGGGTTCCAATGTGTATTTCACAAATTCTAAAGACTGTTGCTCTATATTAGAAAAGCTCGATTTCTCAAGGTCTCCCACCATATGGGGAGGAACCCGGAAAATTCGAGCTATCTCGTTAATCTGAAATTTTCTTGTTTCTAAAAACTGTGCCTGTTCGGGCGAAATACCAATCGGTGTATACTTCATGCCCTCTTCCAGTACTGCTATCTTGTGAGAGTTGCCGCTGCCCTGATAAACAGAGTTCCAACTTTCCCTTACTCTCTCCGGATCCTTTACGATGCCCGGATGTTCTAAAACTCCTCCAGGAGACGCACCATTAGCAAAGAACTTGGCTCCGTATTCCTCACAGGCTATGGCCATGCCAACCGCGTTCTTGGCCATTGCTATAGGAGAATAACCAATGATACCGTCAAAGCCAAGTCCGGGAATGTGCAGTACATCCCGTGGCTGAAGAATAACTACATTTTCCTTATTGAGATGTGCTTCGTCCGGGCCACGATAATATTGATAATACAATCTCCCATGTAAATCTCTATCCACGGTCATGCGATTGGGCATTAAAGGATATAAGGCCACAACTTCACTTTTGCCATTTCGTATAATCTGAGCATAAGCATTACCCCACAATAAAAGATGCGTCATAAGCGTCTCTCTAAAAACAAATGAAGTCATCTCCGGGTTAGGCTCATCGTGGAGTAAAAAATATAGCGGATTGCCTAATGCCTTTTCCTTGCCACCACTGTCCTTGTACTTATACATATGTAGCGGCAATCCTGCCACGGCCTCTGCCAATATCCTTACGCAGGAATACACCGCTGTCATCTGCATGGAAGAACGCTCCGTCACCATCTTTCCACTTGAGGAACTGCCCCAGAAGAAGTAATGACCTAAGCTGTTCTTGGGTTTATCTCTCGATTTGAATACTTTACTGATTAAGTTGAAAATTTTAACCACCTCCATGTTTACTTTGTTACAAAAACAAGTTAAAATAAATAAAATGGTGCCATGGAACCATATTTTCTTTTTTGGGAATTCAAAAAGAAGCATCTTGAATTTTGGCCCCGGTTAAGGTATAATAATCCTAACAGAACCCGACACGCCTCTCAACGATGCGTACCACGTCGGGTCATTTAATTATATAGGAGCAAAATATGAATCTAAAAGATTATCAAGATGCCATAGACATACACGAACAGATTATAAATTTAAAAGCTCTTGGTCTCATAATTAATGATGAAGCCTTTGCAAGTGAATTTTTAAATGATGTGTCATATTATCGTTTTATTAAAGCATATAGCCTAGGATTAAAAGCAAAAAACGGTAACTATAGTTCTGGCGTAACTTTTGCCCAGCTTGTTGAGCTATATCTATTTAATGCCAATTTTCGCCAAATTTTATTTCCTCAAATCGAAAAAATTGAAATCAATTTACGTTGCCGTGTTTCTAATTATTTCTCAGTAAAATATGGCCCTCTTGGTCATTTAGACTCTCAAAATTTTGCCAATGCTGTTTACCATGCCGCTTTTATTAAAGAGGCGTTAAATGAAACAAATAGAAATATGCGCTCACCTTTTATAAAAAATTTTAAAACAAACTACCAAAACGGTCATATCCCATTCTATGCACTAGTTGAAATACTTAGTTTTGGTACTCTTTCCAAGTTTTTCAAAAATCTAAAAAACGAGGATAAAAAAGCAATCGCCAAAACATATGGTATAGGATATAACTACTTTGAAAGCTGGATTGAAGCCATATCCTACATCAGAAATATTTGTGCCCATTATGGAAGATTGTACAATGCTAAACTTTCCAAGACACCTATGCTCTATAAAAAAGACAGAAGCTTGAAACTCTCTAGCATCCGCATTTTTGGTACATTATTATGTATGAAACATTTACTTGTTTCAGACAAACACTGGAATAGTTTTATCGACTCAATAAATATCCTTTTTCAAAAGTATCCTCATGTTAAGAAAGAAACCATGGGATTTCCCGATAATTGGCTTGAACTTTTAAGGCATTAACATCTTTTAGATATTTCTATGAACTGTCTGTTTACTTTGTTACAATATTACGTTAAAATAAAACCAACATCTCCCCCATGCCTCTGTGGAAACACACGCACACTTGGGGGCGTTTTGTTTATTCGATAACAAGCAATCCTCTCCCATCATACACAGAACCGCCTCCGCCATCATTCCTTAATGCCCTGTCCAAGGCCATGATAGTTGCCACGGCACCGTCTATCTTCTCTGTGGACTTTTCCTTATCTGCCTTTATGTTTCCGGCAGGATCCGTC